TTTACGTCAGACAGGCTACTCTTTCCCTTGTCTAAATCGTCTTCATAGATCAAGTAGTTGAACATCGTACGTTCCATCTCGTCTCTAACCTCTTTCTTAGTAGAAACAACGTTTCTCAAAGAGTCTAGAAGAAGTTGTGTTTTTTGAGAGTCTTCGGCATACTGTTTTTCTAAGTCTGAAACTCTAGAATGAGTGCAGCCTTTAGCTAAGTACAATAGCAATAACACGACTGTACTTACCTTCCAGACGTTCTTTTTAAGTAATTCTAACCAATTTTTCATGTCAGTTTATTTTTTTTATTTATCTCACAGAACAATACTTAAGATCGATGCAGTAAGACCTAGAGCTAGTGAGGACAGATAGGAAACTGCCCATATCATCTCTTTTTTATTGAAATTCTTACTATCGAACTTTATTTGTAAAATGTAACCGTAGAACTCGTCATTATGGATCCTGTCATAATCGACAGTTATCACATCGAGTATTCCTTCCTTAGTAAGGAAATCGTTATATTTAAGCATCTTTTCAGATATCATCTTAAGCTCTACCGACTCTTGTGAAGTTTCTGAATAGAGCAGGAGCTCTGGGTTTAGGTTTATCCCTAAATATAGATTAGCGTCAGGGTCTACCTTGAAGCCTATCTCTTCTAACTTACCTGCAGCGTTCAAGTCGTAAATTATCTTCCTGTAAGTTTTATGGTTCTTTATCTCGGTTAGGTTACGATTCAAAGACTTTATTACCCATATTGGATTTATCTTGTTCAATATCATAGTATTGCTTTTATTTTTTCTTCGAAATGAGGATTCTTTTTGAGTATTGAGACTCTTAAGTCAGAACGAATTTTTCTGAGTTTGGTCTTTACTGTGTTTTCGTTCATCTCATACTTCACAGCGATGTCTTTTACCTTCTTGTTCTTTATCATCTTATCAACAGCTATCCCCTTGAGAACAGGGTCTAGAATTTCGTGTATCTCTGTGATGGTAGTGTTATAGATCATGTCTAGGTCTCCGCTACTCACAGTTACTTCGTCGAAATCATCGGGCCTTTCTATTTTATGTTGAATAAGGTCGATGTCATAATGAGAGTTCTTCTTTTGATGATAAAGATAAAATAGGGTCTCGTTCCTGGCAATAGTGTATATCCAGGTCGTAAACCTGCCCTTTTGGTAATTAAACTGGCAGATGTTCTTAAATATCTTTTTGAGAGTCCACTGAAGAGCCTCTTCAGTATCCAAATCGTTTTTGCAAAACTTCCAAATAAAGTATCGGAGCTTCGGATAAATTAAGTTCGCGAGCTCGTTCCTGTCTGATTCTTTTGCGTCAGCTAAGAGTAGTTTTTCGGATAATTCTTGAATTCTTGCATTAGTTCTAGCGTTGGTTTGTTCATTCATATTAGTTTACTTCCATTTTTTTGCTGTTTATTGAGTTGATTATTTTAACACACTTTGCACACTTCTCATACTCTTCGAGCTCTTCATAAAAGACGATTGCTTTTTCCAAGCCGCTTATGAACTTTTCTTGAGAAAGGTTGATGGTGTATAGATCGTCATTGATGCTTATCTTTACGATAGTCGCTTCTGTTTTTTCTAGGTCACCGTACGATTCTTCGATGGAATTGATCAAGTTATCGTATATCACTTTTTTGTGGTGGTTGAACACTTCATCGAGCGTGATATCACCTTGGAATTTTAGGGTCTTCATAGTTTCTGTTTTACACAATATAAGTATACTACAATTGTCCTAACTTTTAAAAAATTTGGAGTTAATTTTTTTCATCTTATCTAAAGCTTCTAAATCGAAAACGTTTGAGGCTTGTGCTTTATTAGATTCTGCTCCGCTAGATGGAGCGTTGACCTTCCTTAAAGTATCGTAATCGTATAAAGGTTTGGTAGAACCTGTCCTAAATAAGCTGAATATCTTTTCCTCGACTTCCCTACGATATTCAGAGCTAGCTGCCTCGTATGTCGCTATTGAAAGATCCCACATTTGAGAAGACTCAAAAGCCGGTGCAAGGTTGACGCTAGTCATCGCAAGGTCATCGTTTCCGTTCTGTCCTCTATATGTTCCGCCTTTGGACCTACCGAAAGACATTAACTCAGCAATAGTTAGGTAGTCGTTGGGAATTATACGGGTGATCTCTACCAAATACTTGAATTTTTCACAGTATTTTATCTTATTAGTTGGGCCAAGTCGTATTCCGGGTTTAGCCTGTACTGCCATTTCTGTGTGTTTAGTGTGTATTAGCTGAGATGACCAGTATTCCTCGTTATCTTGCAGCCTGTTCTTTATTATCTCTCCCTTATGGTTCATCTCAAGGACTATCCTAACCTTTTCGGGATTGAATAGGTCGTATGTTATGTATTCAACTGCTGCTGCGAATTGGTTCACGTCGATCTCATTAGACCTTAGTGTTGCCACCTGGATTAGAGACACGGTGTCAGCTTCTCCACGTATGGCTTCCTTTTTCTTGATTAGTTCCTTTACTGGAAGGGCAACTGCCTTATATACGTTAAGCACCGAAAAGTCTCCACCTACACCGTCTGCCGTATCTATAGAAAATATGTAGAAAGCTGGATCGTTTTTATAGTCAGAAGGAGTCCTTTTTGCATAGGTTGGATGGACCGTAAAGTAATCGTTTATCCACTGCTTGTCTTCGGTCAACATGAAGCAAGAATTAACGTAGTTTGCACGTATTCCATAAAGCCTCTTAAGCTCGTTTGAATTGAGCAATAACTGATCGGACGAGAAGAACTGAAGACCATACTCTTGGTTAAAGTCTTCGACCGATCCCATGTTAGCGATCGCCTTTTGTTTCCACTCTTCGTCCCTACCTTTTACCTGCCACCAGTCTACTCGTAAGGGAACGTATTCACTGATTCCAGCGATTGCATCCTGCCAGATCTCATAGAACTTGTTACGTCCGTTTGGAGTGGAGGTTATGATTACTTTCGCGTTAGGGTCGGCCGTGATCGTAGGTAAGATGGCTCGATAGAACTCGTCCAAGTTAGACTCGTTGATGTGCGCGAACTCATCGATGTACAACAAGTTAACAGTAAGACCGATACCTGATTTTTTGGTGGTGGTTCTACCGACTATGCGACTGTCATTGTCGAACTTGATGTTTCCTGAGTTTATGTGCTTGATTCCAGGTTTCAAGAAGAACGGTAGGCCGTCTAGGCATATACGGAACTTGTCCAATAGCTCTCGAGTAGTGGTAAAGTTATCGGCAACAACTAATGCTGTCTTTTCTGCATGGAAAAGAAGGAACCACAGGATAAAGATCGCTGACGTAACCGACTTACCCGTCTGGCGACTTGCCATCAGGATGTTATACTTGTTTCCTTTAAAAGAGGTAAGGATTTCTTCCTGAAAATCACGAAGACCTGGGGTGTCCTTAACGAACTTTACACCGTCATCAGTCTGTATCTTACAGTAATTGATCGCAAAATAGATTAGGTCGTACTTACATCTCTTTAGCTCTTCCCATTCCTCTGGAGTGTATTCAAAGGGTAAGTTTGCTCTTTTTAAAGAAATGTCATTGTCCTTGAATGGAGAGTTATGGATCCCTTTGATATCGAACCCTTCGTTTTCGATCTCGTCCAACAGCTTATTGATTCGAATAGTAGTCCATACCGATGTGTTTGTGTCATCGTCGCCACCGGACATTGCTGATATTTTTCTAGGGGTAAATGCGCCCCTGTTTGACATTATATCTTTCATCGACTTAAAGTATTTCGTTAAGGTCTATAAAATCATCGGTCTCCTCGTCGTCCTGAATCTGAATGTTTCTTTCACGCATCAGGTCTGCCTTCTTTGTTGGATTTATCAGGTCGCCAGTAGGAACCTGATTGCCATCGGTCTTGGGTTCAGACGGTAGACTCTTTATCACGTTTTTGGTTCCAACTGTGATAAAGAACTGGCCCTCTTCTGGGCTAGAACCTATCTGTTGGGAATCCGGGTTCACAGGAGCCTCACTGTTCAGCTTCCTATAAGTATCTTCTAGAAACAGAACATAGTTTGCCTGCATCTTCGTAATAGAAGCCATCTTATCTTGTAACTGGCCCATAACCTCGATCAATCGAGGATGAGTGTTACCTGAAGTTATCTCTTCCATTACCTTGATGATTGTTATCTTAATCGTCTTTAGCTGGAAGAAAAGGTTTGAGATGTTGATTGTATCTAGTTCCTTCTTGTGCTTTGCGTAATCGTTTTCCTCAAAGATTCCAACGTCTACAAAGTTTTTGAATAGCGAGTCAGTTATCTGTCTCGCCTTGTTGGTGAACTGGTTGCTCATCTCCTCAAAGTCGTATGGGCTTTCCTTCTTGGTCTGCTCTGAAACTTCGCTGTCCACGACGAGGTCAGTATGAGTCTCTTGACCTATTGCGCTCAATAGACTGCTTATTTCGTTTTTTAGGTGATGTCGATCTTCTCGACTTATTCCGCCTTTTCCTTTGGCCATATGTTATTATCTTATCTTGTTTTCGTGTTTATCCAGTGCAGGGTTGGCAAATATCTTTATCTGCTTTACCGATTCTACCCATTCATACACTACCTTATCCATCTGCCCTATGAAATAGTCTAGGTTTTCATTCACCCCGAACATGTAAGAAGAGATCGAGTTTTTCATGATCTTGTCCTTATAGTCGTAACCAACGTTAAGTCTCTTTTCTTTTCTAGCGTAAACCGCTCTAAATATGCTGTCTTTTACCATGTTAAGCCTCCTTTCTTCCCATTATGTCTTTAATCTGTATGTTTACTGGGCCGAGTGCACCATCGGTGATTCCAGTAGAATAGATGTTTCCGTAACGATCCGTAAATCCTCCTCTTATCAAAGGAAGTTCCCTTTCGGATATTATTATGTCATTGAACTCGTCGACTCCAATATCCGCAGCACTAGGGTCAGTTATCTTAGAAACCTCGTTCTTCTTACAGACTATCGTTATTGCGACCGAGTCTACCCCATTTACCTCTTCGACTATCTTAATCAGGTCGCTCTTAGGTATCCTGTTTCTTCGAGTAGTCTGTATAAAGAAGTTTGCAATGTTGTTCAAGATGTCTCTCTTGATGATGTCAGTAGTAACGTCATCGTATACGATTATCGAAACGTTTATCACATATTCACTAGCAATCGGGTCTACTATCTGAATGTCGGTGGATATGAGCTTGCTTCCGCACTTCTCGATGTATTGTAAAAGAGAGTTCTTTTGAAAATCGCTCATTATGAACTTGTCGATGCTTGCGCTATAGTAGTCCTGAGGATTCGTAAAAGTCTTTCGTATGTCGGGTACTAAAAACAGGTTAAGTATCCTGTTGTCTAGTTCGTTTAGATAGACTTGTATTATCGAGAAAAGCTTTAGTCTCTTAAGGACGGTTTCATAATGATCTACGTTGACTAGCGCAAAGCTCTTAGACTGTCTAGGTGCAATGAGTTTAGTCAGTTTAGAATCTTCTGGGTTGACCCCAAAGAATGGAGGGTTTGTTGTAGCGATCTCGATGTATTCGTTAAGGTCTACTTCGTCTCCAAGTATGCTAAGCCCAGTGTCTACGAATTCAAATTTTACTGAGCTTGGGTCTTCTGTTCTAATGTTTCCTAGAACTCCATCGTTTATGATGTATTCGACTATTATCTCTGAGCCTTTAGGTGGAATCTTTCCATAGTTGTAGTTTCCAAAGTATATGTCAAGTCCGCTAGTTATTCCGGTCCTAGCAATAAAGCCGGCCTCGTTTCTAGGCATGTCTAGAATGGACTCGTATTTTTTCCATTTTTCTCCGTTTACAAAAACGTTTATGTAAAAGTTATCAATGTGGAAGTTTTGAGGACTACCTATAGAAAAACTGGTCATAGGTAAGCCTGTTCCAGTAACCGTCTGTTTCTCAACCGTTCCTTGTCTTAAAGCTAGTCTTAACCCGTTGCTTGATCCATTGAAATTAAACTTTACTTCGTCTTGAGGAAGGTCTATGACATAAGGTAGACCGTTATTCAAACACCTAATCTTAGTAAGGTTAGGAATTATCACGAGGTCAGATGGAAATTCGGTCTCTCCAGATAATATAGAAAGACTGATCTCGCCAGTAGCAGAAACTGATCGGCTAGGGTTGTGTCCAGCCAAAGAAGCTAACGAATAAATCGACGTAAGAC